AGATTTATCAGCAAAGGAGTCTTCCTGTACTGCATTATATCCAATGCCTTTATTTTTCTTCTTCATATATTCTTTACGAGAGATAGGTGGTCCACCATACTCCTGCATATTTATCTTCTTTACATCTCTAACACGAGCACGATCCATCATACGGTCATGCTTCTTTTTATCCATTTCCTTCTCACGCTCAACTCTTTTCTTAACTTGATCTGCATGAGTAGGTTGAACTGTCTTCTCTGGAGCTTCCATCATCTTATTGACAAACTTTGTATGCTTAGAAAGCTTTGTCTTAGCATTAGCATCACCAGGAGCTGGTCCTGCTTTCTTAGCCTGAAAATGACGATCTCTAGCAATCTTAGTTGCCTTAGAAAGACCTTTATGATAACGAGCTGGTTGAGTACCTTCTCTATCTCTAATATCTGGATCCTGAGATTCTTGAGCACGTTTGATCTGATCAGGAGTAGGTGCACCCTTCTCACCTTTCTTTCTCATCTTCTCTCCGCGTGCTTTCTTAGCATGCATATTAGCCCATAGACCGTTGCCTTCTTTGGCTTGACCTGGAGTCATTTTTCTAGCATGAGCAGCTGCTTCAGGAGTACCTTCTGTATACTTGTACTCTTCATCTATCTTCTCTACAGCATCTAACCATTGACGAGTCTTGCGATCAGCAGTCTCAACAATCACATAGTTAGAACCTAGTACAGTTATTGTACCTACTTCATCTGTCTTCTTCACGATAACAGACTCACCAAGCTCAAATAGATTACCTGATACAAATTGTTCTCTCGTCTCTGATACAGAATTTAACTGTACATGACGTTTAAAATCGCTTTGCTCTTTTAGTCCCATACCTTTACGTACATCATTAAACAAACGACGCGAATCGTTATTAGACATACCTCTTGGAAGGCCTTGAGCAAATGAAGTGAAGTCATTCTTAGTAGCATTATCTCTTTGCTTTGATGCTGACATACCTTCAACACCTTCAGCGTCTGGATCTCTTGCACCAGCAGAAATAACATCTATAGATTTAAAGTTATAAAAACCATGACGTGATTTTTTACCGTTATACTTATTCAGTAAGACATCAAATTCACGTACACGATCTGAACCTACAACAAATACTACCTTACGGAAGCCTTCATTGTAGAGAGTAACAGCTGCTTCAATAGCAGTGCGTACTTTCTTATTAATCATTACAGAACGAGCATGCTTAGGAAACATCTTACGAACATGCTTAACTTTATCTGAATATGATAAAGGGTTCTTTTTCTTATCTGCAGTTTGTGACAAATAAATTCTATATGGGTTGCGTCCAGCTTTCTTGCTTAACACATCAAGTAATTTACCATGCCCAGTAGTAGGAGGATTCATTCTACCAAAGGTAAAATAAACAACTCTTTCTTCTTCTACTAAGTATTGGCTAAAGGAATTAATCATTTTTGGCTATTGCTTTATCTAATGTAGGACGTGCGCCACCGCGCTTACGTTCTTGTTCAAGTTTACGCATCTTAGGAAGTAGCTTCTTAGCCATTCTATCAATACGGGGTTTTAATTTAGCAAGACGTTTTTCCATCTCTTGCTTACGAGCAAAGGATAGAGTACTATAGTCTGCTTTAGCAAGTTTCTTTACTAGCATGTTACGGGCTTGTTTTTGAGCGCGACGCTTTAGACGCTTAGGGTCAGCCATTCTACGAGCTGCCTTCTGTCTACCAATCTTCATACGAGAAGCATACTTCTTCATCGTGCGAGATCGTTTCATTCTTTGTTGGAGGGATAACGCTTCTTCTACGTTTTTATTACAATCACAGTGAGGGCAATCTGCAGGACATGGACAGTCTTCTGCTTTAACGTCTGAACCGCAACACTTGTCTGAACAATATCCAGCTTTAGCTTCTACCTTGCGTTTCTTTGCGTTGTATTTAACTTGATCAGGCTCTCCTGGAGCATAATCAACAGACAAAAAGTCTTTGAATCCTAGTTTCTTATCCATATTACTTTCCTGGTTTATCCCATCCCTTTAATATACTATTGCTGAAGTTATTGTACGAGAATTCCATCCTGTCAACAATCTTTACAGCATCACCACCAATTTTGTCAATTGCAACGTAACCTTCTTCTCCAGTTACCTTGTATCCATTATTTGTTTTTACAAAGGTACGAACTTTGCTTAATTTATTAAGACTATTTATAAGTCTAAGTTTCGCTAATACTATAGCTTTTTGTAAATCAAACATATATTTTAAACTAGTTTTGTTTCTAGTAGAGAAAAAGCTTAGAATATCATCTAGTTTCTTTTGCTGAGCAGCTTTACCTTTTTCTGTCTTGCGTTTATCTATCTCTTTCTGATACCTTGCATTAATCCATTTGATTAGAGCATTAACATGTCTATTAGTATCACCAATAACTTGACCTTTTCTCACATATGAGTTATTAAACGTTTCTATAAGACCAGCAAGCTGTTGATTAGCTTCTAGTTGACGTAAGGTAGACCCAGCAATCTTATTGAATAAGAATCCAGCTTTAGATAGATGCTCATTAACAATAGCAGTTTCTTTTTTACTCATAGTCATATTAGTTAAGTCTCTAAGCATAGCATCTTGAGACCATACATTCTTAGATGTCTTAAGCTTAGATACATTTACTCCATAAGAAGCTTTCATTGATTCAAATGTAGAGCCTTTATATGTTGTATGCCATACAATACCTATCTTAGACTTCTTAACAGCCTTAGCGCCATCTGACTTAACAGGTAGCGCATAAACAATAGTATTAGGATGAAAGGTTAAATACTTCTCACCTTTGATAGTAGCAACAGATAAGTCACGTTTACTATAAAGAAAGTCGCCTTGTATAACTCCCTTGATGCCTAACTCAGGTAAATACTTAAGAGCCTCTTTAAGCTTAACAGATAAGTCTCCAGATGTATCAGCATCTATATCTGCATCTGTCTTATACACCTTAGGGTTCTTATTAAAGATACCTTTCTTAGCAACAAAGAACTTACCATCAGATGGATCAGTTCCACAGAAGATAGCAGGAGCTCCGTCCCACTTAACACTGACGTTTCCGTCATGCTCTCCTTTGAGCATATCTCTCAGCGAACGTAGAGCCATAATAGCTTCACGAGTTCCTTTTACTCCACCATAGAGAACTTTATCCTCTATGTGAGTCATATGAGTATTCTTAGACTCAGTTATAAATTCTTTGAAGTCCATTATCTTACCTTTACTTTAATATTTTAAGCAATATGTCCAGCACTTTTCAATGTAGATAAAGGATCTGACTGTGAATCAAATTTATGAGACTGAGTAACTACCTTTTTACCATTATAATGAAAGTTGACAGATCCACCAGATGTATGAGTAATTTTTAATTTATGAGGATTCTTCTTTATAGCATTAAAGATATGTTCATGATCTTTTCCAGGATTAGCTGATTTCGTTTGAACACCCTTTGCTGTTCTCCATGTTGTATGTTTAATATGATCATGACCATGAGCTTGCATAGGTGTGGATTTTGCATGCATGACTTGACGCATATGGTTAATAACATGATCAACATGACCTACTCGCATACGTGCTTTAAGTTCTCTTGATTGTTTTTTAGCAACATCTCCTAATAACTTTTTATTAGAAGCTTTAATATCTGCGTGAGCTTTAGGGTTAGCTTTTGCCCAATCTTTTCGACTTTGCTTATTAGTAGTAGTTGATAGTCCTTTATGTTTATCTGCAATTGCTTTTTTATGAGCAGCGCCTAGTCGAGCAGCTTTTCTTCCTCCAGAAGTCATACCTAAACTAGAAGCAGGTACTTTAGATGTTTTTTTAGATACTTTTAAAGATATTCCCACATGCTTACCTTTTTTAGTAGTAACCATTATATCAGAAGGATCTTCTTTTTGAGAAGATTTAATACCGCTTACTCTCTCTACATCTCCAGACTTAGATGTCCAATGAACATGCTTGATGCTATGACCAGCTGCACTAATCTGTTTTTTAATATGAGCAGCTGCAGCTGCAGCTTTTTGATGATGATCTTTTACTAGAGCATCACCTCCATGAGCTTTAGCTGCTTTTTCTAGTCGGTCATGAGCAGCTTTAGAAGATTCACCTGGACGGCCTTTTGGATCATGCATATGTTTTTTATTTTTATTTAAATGTCTGCCGACTAGAAGTTCATGATACACGCCGGCTTCATTATTACCGAAACCTTCTGTTATATACAATTTAAAAGAATACATACTGCACCTATATTATTATTTTCTACTATTTATAATAGATAAAATGGTCATTTAGAAATTATATAGAGCTCATCATTAGACTTCTCTACTCTAGCCTGATATTGCTCATAGCCAGAGTCAATCAAATCTCTATTAAGATTTTCAACCATACGAGCTACTTCAAGAAGATCCTTCTTCGTTGCTTTCGTTCCTAACAGAGTCGGGTTGTTTGGATTGTTTACTAGCTTCATTTTCTTCTCTCAGCTCCTTTTCTTTACGTAATATAAAATTGTGGTAGAGCTCATGAGGAGCCCTACCTTCACTGTCATCATGCTGCTGTGGCATATTCTACAGCCTTGTTAGCAGCTTTAAGCTTACGAGACTGGTTGATACCGAACCATGCAGATTGCATACGAGTATCAGCTGAGCGACCCATCTTATGATCAGTAAGATAAGTTACTGAGTTAAGAGCCTGCCACCAAGTACCTTCACCATA